AATCCTTGCTTGTTCCTTTATGCGGCATAAGCCCCCCTACGTCTTCGTGGACTTCCCGCCGTGAAGCGCAGCGTTCCGGGCTCGGGCGCTGGCCTGTGCCTTCTCCCGAGTCTCTGAGGAACCAACGACCTTCCCGGAGGGCTCAACGACCTTGTACGGCTTAGCGCCCGTTCGTTTTTCAACGTGGACCGGCATTCGTTATTAGCGCCCCCGGCTTGCGTCTATCTGGCTGCAAACGCCCTCAACCCGCGCCTGCATCGCCTGTTCAGGGCGGATGACGACATAGGCGATGGTCGCTCCGTCACTGGTCAACCGGAGGCAGGCACCTTCCGTGACAGTCTTGGCAGTCATGCGCTTGAAATCGCTCCAAGCTATCGTGTCCATTACTCTTCCTGCTTGTCCGGGTAGCAATGAGGGCATGAGCGGTAACCGTCCATACCCCGCTTGCACATGCCACAGCGGACCCGGCACGGCTTGACCAGCGGCGGGTTGAACATCCAGAAGTCCATCGTGCCGCCCCCCCTTAGCCGAGTTCCTTGAACGTGTAAATCCTTTTCAGGCAGCACCGTATCCATTGTGGCCCACTGGTTCATGTTACGTGTAGACCACCTACGCTCCTGCCCAGACCCCGCGACCAGTAACTACCATGAAACCACCTGCCAGGCCACCGGACTGAACAACCAGAAAATCGCCAGCCTTGGAAGTAGCCTTGGTATTAGTCGCATCACCATCGTCCGTGTTAGTGAAATCCCAACCAACGACACCATCACTAGCATTCGGACTAACCGATGTTAGATGGTCGCCATCCTGGGCACCGTTAATAATGGTGTAGACACCCTGTGCGGCTGTGGCCGGTATGGTGATAACTACGTCACTGGTGCTCGTCGCGACAAATGACTTACCGCTGTCGTTGATATCCAGGGTCTTAGTTGTGGTCTCTTTCTCGCAATCTTGGAAGAAGTCGCCCGGAGCATGGCTGGGCCGTAGCATCACGTCCTCAGTGGACAACACCTGCCCCACTATCTGGTAGATGCCGTCGCCGTCTATGACTTCAACAGCATCCCCCGCATCGGTAGACAGGAATAAGGTATCACCCAAAGTCCCACCATGAGTTCCCGCTGTGACAACTCCGCCAGCCGCTATGGTGGACGGCTTTCTGATGACCGCCCACTCAGCGTACAGACCACTCGACCCGGAGTCGACATCCTCCAGGGACACGAAGTAGGCCGACCCGCCACCAGCCGAAGCATCGGCCAGGGCGAACTCCTTAGATACGAGGTCTCCAACCTTCAGCGCCTCGGTAGACGCAGCCCTAAAAGCCGGTCCCCGTTGCAGAATAACAGCCAGACCTCCGAAACTTGTATAAGCCATAACAATTCTCCTTTATCCTATTCTTCCTTAGAAGAGCAGATTTGTGTTAAGCGGTCACAACACCGTTAGCGTCAGCCCCGGTTACCTTGGAGCAACTGATCAACTTCTGGAACATCAGACCAGGATACCACTTGATCCGAACACGTTGGGCATCCTTGGTCTCCAGATTGCCGATCCGGTCCGTAGTAATGGGCAACGACTGAATACCACAACACGCATCAGACGCGAAGCGCAGTACGAAGATGGAAGTCGCACCATCGTCGTCATCACCCGCGCTATCAGCATAGTTATGCCCGTAAACATTCGCCGCACCCTCATTGGTGCCATACTGAAGGTCCGCCGACTCATTGTCGCGGATATGATCCGACACCACCACCGGGAGGTCAAACAGCGTCTGCACGGTCTTCCCTTGAACGTCCGTTTTGGTGATGCCCCCGACCCCGTTGAGATACTTATTGATCGACCGGCGCATCAACTTGGACATCACTACCAGGTCCGGCTTATCGCCCTTGACCAGGTCGATAGCCGCCTCAACACGCTCCAGGCTCAAGGCCAGAGCAGTCCCCGATGACGTGGCAACCGCAATCGCGTTGTTCGACCCAGAGGTCGTGCGGCGTATGAGGTAGTGAAGGCCGTCGAAGTCCTTGGTGCCGCCCCCGGTGAAGTACCCATAGAAGAAGGCGTCCAAGTACGCTCTTCGGATAGCCTTCGTTTTAGCAGCAATTTGCTCCTTCATCAGGTCCTGCTCGTTACTGCGTGTCGCCTTCAGAAAGTTGTCCACATCGGCATCCCCGCCGAGAATCGTGGTAACCGCCGTCCGAGAGGTGACTGTCGAGGTAGACTCAACCCAAGTATCACCCACTTCGTAGAACTGCGCTCCGGAGAGGGTAGTCTCCTCGTTATACGTTAACCCATTACCCTTGATGTCCTTGAAGGGCAGCTTTTCAAGAATAGGATCGTCCTTGACCAAGAGTTCCACGACGCCCTTTTGCAGCACGTCGTTAGAATACTTGGTTGCTTCAACCAATGTCAGTGCCATAATTATTCTCTCCTAAAAGCGAGTGTACAACCCGCCCGTATCTCTATCGTGTCTTGGGTGGATGGTCCAACGCCCAGCGGATTTTCTCCTCGGGGTCCATGTTGGCGATGACACCACCCATACCCGCGCCAATTCCACCGCCCCCACCACCATCAAAGGATTCGGGGCCGGTCTCTCTTTCCTTGAAGGCGGCTTCGCGTTTCTCCAGTGCCAGCTCCCGCGCCTTCAACCGCATGGAGTCAGGCGTCGTGAGTGCTTTATCTTCCAACAGTTCCTTTGCGTCCACGCCAAACTCTCGCGCGAAATCCTCTGCGGCCGTTAACCGACCGACCTGTTCGCCATGGGCCATCAACCGCTGATAGCCTTGAAGCCCAGTCTGCCTTTCGGCAGCCACCTGGGCGTCAGCTACCCGTTGCCGCCCTCGTTGCGCAGCCTCATCCTCAGTGATGTCGCCGTTATCCACTGCGCGGGCGTCCGCTGCCCTATGCTGGTTCTCGGCAGCCTGCGCTCGCTCTGCCTGGAGATCCAGGGCGAACCGCGTAGCCATCTGCCGAAGACCGGCGCTTTCCTTGTCCTTGGCCGACTCCCTAGCCGACCACTCTTCCTGGGTATAGGTCCGAGGCTGGGGTCGCCCCCCCTGGTCGCCGGCTTCAGTTACGCCTTGCCCCGCCCCATCACCGGCACCGTCGGCTAGAGCCGTCCCAGACTGAGGAGTTTCCGCCCCACTCTCAGGTGGCTCCCAACCGGCATCTCCGGACTGAGGTTGGGTTTCCGTGTTTTCGGTGACCATATACCTCCAACAAGAAAGGCCCCGTGCCAAATCACGGGGCCTCAAGGGCCTCTATATGCAGGGCCTTAACGACCCTGAGCCATCTCGCTTGGGCTTATTCTACCACATCATGGCCATTCTCTGCTTTGCACCCATGACGGCTACAGCGCAACCTCCATGGCCGAGCCAAGTACGCCGCCAGGATACGCCCGCACTTCCAGCAGCGGGGTTGGTGGTCGATCTGAGGCTTGCTTGTGGCAATCATCTTCCCACCGGTTGCTCAACAGGCTGTATAGTCAAGAGTCTCTGCCTGAGTGTCACTTTCAACCAAGTATTGAAATCAGTCTGTCCCAACGGGAAGTCCCGGAACAGAGTTTGGAGTTTTTGCCGTTGGACATCTGTGAGGGGCTTAGACGCCCCCTCCACCGGAAACAGCAGGTCCCGCACACCATGAGCGGTGTTCCGATCCATTCGATCTAGAATCTGTTGCGTGGTTACAACCGTGGGTGAAGTGCCGTTCCTGGGCGCGGGTGCCGGTGTAGGCACCGGTGCCGGTGTAGGCACCGGAGTTGCCATCCTATCTAGCCGTCTAATGAGCGAATCAACAGGAGTCCGTTCTAACCACAACCCAACCCTTTTAGCATCCTCTCGCTCTTTACGTCGTTCTCCTATGGCCTCGATGTCATCTGGCTCGATTCCGTGCTCTTGAATCAGCCTCATTACCGCCGTCACAGCGGGTATCCCTTTCAGACTAGAAGTGTGCCCTACAATGAAGAGCTTGGCATCAAGGTCGGCGTTCTTTTGGCGAAGACTATCCCGAGTTGTCTGTATTCCCTTTTCTTCCCTCTCGATGGCACTGGAGGGGATGGCATTATACTCCTTGAAATCGTCCTGCCATTCTTCCAGTCCTGAAAAATACGCCGTGATAGATAGGCCGCCCACGCCCGTCGGGGCCGCAATCGCAGCGCCCACCCCTCCCTCTGCCTTCCATGCCTCAGCAATATCCTGGGCCATAAAAGGAATGAAGTCTTCGGCTATGCTCTTGATCCTTTGGTCCCATGTCTCCACGGGGTTCCCCACTGGATCGGAACCAATTACTTGGTCTCGTACCTCACCAGCCGAAGGCGAAAGTTTGCTTGACAGGTAACCCGTCCCAGTGTTTGGGTCTATTAAGGCGGTGGCCAATCGGCTCTTATCCTGGATGGCGCCAGTCCTTGTGCTTTTCACTTGCCCTGTTGCAAACTGGGCAAGATAACGAGCCAAGACATCGAAACCACCATCAATGCTAATGCGCATATTGCCATAGCGTATCTTGCGGAAGTCTGAGGAACGAGGGTCCCATTCCACGGAAACCCCAGGGTGCCGTTCGGCAAGCAGTAAAATGGTCGTGGTTCCTGCAAGAAACCCACCAATATCCCTCGCTATGGTCTTTCGTAGGCGGGGATGGAACACAAGTTCCCGTCCGGCACGATAGGGGACCTCAAACCGGGATACCCCAAACCGGAAAGAATAGAAGACGGCATTGAGCCACTTGTTGTTGGCCCGAAGGAACTCCCCCACATTGCCACGTCCGGTAAGGGCGTTGTGGAACTTTACTAAACGCTCGATATCATCCCGTGTAAGGTGGCCTTCTAGAGCCTCCACGAGGTCATCCAAAGTGTTAAGAGGCCGCTCACCCGATAAGACTGCCTCACGGATCTCCGGGGACATCGCCGCCAATATTTCAGAGTCCGCAACCTCGGACCTGAGTTTGTTGCTCGTAGCGATAAACGACCTGTTTGACTGCCTGATGCCGGGCACCTTCTCAGCCCATATATTCATCATGGATTCTTCTTGCTGGCTCAACCGCCCATGGCGATCAATATATTCCAGCCCGGCTTCCTGGAGGGGCTTGTATAAAGGCCGCTGGAAGAACTGGCGGTCCGCCGCTATGGCCACTTTCTCAGAGCCAAAGCTACGTACATTTGTACCCAACGCATCCCACCAGCGTTGCGGGTGAGAGAAGATGTAAGGCCAGCCCTGCCGCCCGATAAAGGAGATGTCAAAAGCTGCCTGAAACATACGGTTCAAGCCGATAATGCTCAGGAACGTATCCCACTTGTCCGGGGGCAACAGTGCATTGGCATCGGCCATAAGCGCCTGAGCTGCCCGCATCTGGTCGTATTCGTCCGTGATCCCCTGAAGCGCCCTCGCCCTATCCAAGAAACTTTCGGCCAGTTCATCCGGCATTTCGATGCCCTCAGCCTTGAGCCGCGCCTTAGCTGTCCTGACAGCATCCCTTCCAACGTTCTTCAACCGGACTTTGGCTTCTCGCAGATTGGCCTGGGTGAGATATTCGTAGTCCTTCGCCCGTTGCCTGGCTAGCTTAGCCGCTTGCCGCGCCGCCGCCGCTTCCTCTATCGCTATCTTAACCGGGTTAAACTGCCTGATCTCATCCACCAAGGCCCTGACCGCCGCAGCCTGCTCCGCTTCAGGCAGGGCGTTCAAGACACGGGCTTTAGCTAGAAAGTCCCGCGCCATATCTTCAGGCAGTTCTGCCCCGTATTTGCGGAGGACCGCCTTGGCCTGGCCGACAGCCTTCCGATCAGCAGTGGTGACTCCCCGTGTCACCTTGCGAGAACTAGCGTCTATGAGAGTTTCAAGGTCGTTAGCCGCTTGCCTCGCTTGCCGCCGGACTCTCGCTTCAGCATCAGCGATTGCTTTCGTGCGGGCAAGTTCCTTGGCTACTGGGTCATGCGCCTTTATCTTGGCTATAAGTTTGTTCAGAGCCGCCGCCTGCTCCGCCTGGGGCAAACCCCGGAGGGCGCGGGCCTCAGCAAGAAGGTTCTCAGCCATCCCCTGGGGCAGTTCCACATCGGTACGTTTCAGAAGGTTCTTCACCCTAGCAATAGCGCGGCGGTCAACCGAGTTCAACCGCTGAAAGACATCGCGACTGGTGCGATCAATCATCTGGGTCAGGTCTGCCGCCTGTTGCTCCAGCAGTTTTGGCGAGGGTTTGAGGGCTTTCCCTACTGTCACACCAGCCTGAACCTGGGGCAGTTGGCGGACCTCTTCCACCAGTTCCATGATCGCTCTGACCCGTGCCTCACCCTCTAGGGCGTTAAGCTCGGCAGCCCTGTCCAAGAAAGAGTTGGCGGTGGCCTCGTCCATCTCTGCCACAGACTGCTTTAGAATGGTCTTTGCCTTTATGATAGCTTGACGTTCTGCTGGGGTGAGTGTGGCCTGGACTTCACGCACCGAGTCGTCAATAAGATACTCCAAATCTTTGGCCCGTTGGTTGCCCTTTGGCTTCCTAGTGGCCCCAGCCCGCTGGGTTTCAGTGGTGGTCTCACCAACATCGCGCACAGCCCTCTTTGCCCGTATAACCTCTGCTTCAGCCTCCGCTACCTCTTCCACGGCATCCCTGGTTGCCTTCTGCGCTGAGGCTTTACGGCCAGCGACGGCGAGGCGCTTTGCCACGGCTGGACCCTTCCCTTTTTCCGCCGCCTTTTTAACGATACGGGCGATGTAAATGAAAAGGCCCTCGGCCGACAATTTATCGATTGTGGATGCCAACTGGACGGCTTGAGCAGAGGGGGTGAGCCTTTCTGCGATACGCTGGCTTAGAGCTTTGAGTTCAGTGATGTCATCAGCCGTAACCGCTTTCCGCATAAGGATGATGCCCTCGGCCATCGTGTCCACCATGGTGTCCGGGTCTAGAGGGGCATCAGCCATCACCCGTGCCCTAGCCGCTGCCAAGTCAGTGTTGACAACTTCCACGGCTCGACCGAGGGTGGCCTTGTTGGTGATAGGACTATAGAGAATAGGCTCCTTGTCAAAAAGCTGTCGGAGGACAGGGGAACCCATAGGCGATTCGCCAGTATGGGTAATAAACCCCCGTTCCAAACCCTCGGCAGCGGCTTCCCCCACTAGAGATTCTGCTGGTGGCCCCGCCCCCGTAGGGGGCGTAGGTCCTGGTGCGGCACCCGGAGCCGATTCGGGCACCCTGGCTGCGGGAGGCACCTCTTCTATCCCCACGCCGATTGGCTCAATATTATCAAGCTCGTCAATGAAGTTATCCCATGCCTCACCGCGAGCCTCTAAGAAGTCCTCTGCATCATCGAAATCCGCTCGGACCGTATCTTTATATTCCCGAAGCGCATCCTCGGCACCCGAAACGTCATGGCCCTCAGCCTTCAGCGCGTCCAGGTCTTTGGTGGCCCTGGCAGAGTTCCGTGCCTTTGCGGCTTGCCACTTGTCTGCGACTTGCTTCACTCGCAGGCTGGGCGCATCGACACCCAACTCGGGCACCCTGGCTGCGGGTGGGACCGCTGCTGGGGATGGAGCGGCTGCTGATACCAGATTAGGATATTCTCTTAAAACAGATTCTGGTACATCTTTCCCTTCAGCCACTGCTTTAGCGACAAATATTTCATGGGCATCAGAAATACTGAATGGTATGGTGCCGGTAGTACGGCCAAACCCAGTAACATCTATCACGCTAACTAGCGGCCCTTTAACAACACCACCAGTTGCGGCTCCTTGTAATAATGCTTCTCCGACACTAGCCCGTTTCGGTGGTGCTGTACTGAGATATTCAGGCGATGCTACGATTTGATTTTTCTTAACAGTGATAGCAAGCAACCTTGGCCCCATCCTTGATATCGATATGGGGTCAGTGCCAACATAAATCCCTTCCGTTGCTTGCCCTACGATGCCCTTCCCTTGTAATTCAGGTGTAATAACCTTTCCGCTGATTATGGCATCAGCATTAGTGTCACTTGTCGCATGAAATACAGTTACTTCTGCGTCATCAGCAAGAGCATTAAACTGAGATGCTCGAGCAATATGGGAGTCAGTTATTCGGCCTTGTGGGTTCTTAGCTTGCCATTCCTTTTTGCTCATCTGCCACGGTTCTTTAACTACCGCAGCTTCAGGAACCGCTGCTGGGGCTGGAGCGGCTGCT